CTTCTACGAATATGTAAGGAAATTGCTTCATCAAAAGTAAACATCTCTTTACATGGATTCCAAATATCATCTACGAAGATGAAATCTTCACGAATCTGTTGTTCAATGTACTTAAAATACTTTTCGGTTTGAAAGAATCCATAAAGATTTACATTATCCCGACAAGTTTCAAATAGATCTTCATCAAAAGTAAAAGACTTTTCTTCAACATAAGTTGCACCAAGCATCTCAACATTCTTCACAGAAGGAAGTTTGAAGGCTTCAAACAACTGATGGTCTTTATGCTCGTTACGAAAGTCACTTGGAGGAATACACCATTCATATCCATGCTTTTCTGCAATTCCTCTTAATGCAGCATATTGAAACATTTGATTACCAAGTCTGCCATTACGACCCAAATGATTATAACCAATCATAATTACCTCAACGAATATCCTGAACAAAAAAATGAAATCCAAAAGTCTCAATATCATCATGATATGGAGATATATGCCTTTCTTTAGAAAACTTTGCGGCAACTTCTACTGGAGCAAATTTGCATCCTTGCTCTTCGTATATATGCCTATTATGAACACAGATGTTTCCATCTTCCGACGTTGATCCATATCCAAAATGCTTATAAAAATTGCCTTTATTCACATCCCAAGGAACTTGAACTTTGGTTGGAATATCAAGAAGTTTCTTACTCCTAAAACTAAATCCACCATTACCAACAGAAATATGTTCACCAAAAGGAGTTATGAATGATGCTTCTTCCCACCTCCACGGCGCTCCAATGTAGTCGTAGTTAAACCAATTGTCATCCCATTGCAATGGTCTAATAACATACCCATCTGGTTGAACAAGTAGACAATAATCAGTATCTATGTGTTTGGTGAGATTATAAATGCAGTAATAGTTATAATCATGAATTGATTCAATTTTATAGCATTTTGAGAACTCAATTTCTTCAGGCAAATTACATGGATCTTCATGAGTGATCAATTTAACCTTTCCAAAGGAGATACCCTCCATACTTTTTTGTAAAGCATAGAGAGCACCATCAATATTATTGGATGAAATGCAAAAAAGAGTTACATTTGGGAGACTAATTTTATTCATACTTAACTAAAACACCAGAAGTTTCGGGATTAATCACATACGTATACCTACGATAATCCTGCCAACAATCATTTCCTGTTTTAATATTACCAGACCTATCCATATAAGTCCACTCAGGAACGATAGAATCAACAGGTCTCCACCATCCATCAGAAGTATTCCAATCAAACCAATACATTGGAACAATGATATTTTTGAGTTCTGTTGACAACCAAACAGGCCAGAAAGAAAAAGTAGAGGAAGACATAATCACATTCTTTGCTGCGTGCAAAATACTATAATCAATAGATAGAGGTCCACCTTTCATTTGATACCAACCGATCTTATAGTCGGGTCCACCTGGTTCATTAGAAACTGCTGCACCAACAACTTCAACCCCAGGAATATGTTTCCGCGCAAGATCTGCATCGTCAGTTACAATCACAAATCGCATATCACTTTTCTTTTCTTTCATTCTCTCAATTGCCATTTGATAGTATTGGGGCGGTAAGAATGAAAATCCAGTGGAGTAATCTCCTCCACGAAAATGAATTACACAAATATCATCTGCAGAATAATCAGTAATGACTTTATCTTCATCAACTTTACACCACTCCCGAATATCATCACGTCGATCTTCAATATACAACATATTCTGGAATGTTCCATCCAGTTTAGTATTATCGGGGAGAAAGAAAAGTCCGTGGTCAATAGGATTCATATCATGCTGATGACGACCCTCTTTATAGTGACCTTCCTGACGTTCACGATACCAGTACTCAATACCTTCAGGTAGAGTGTCTGGAGGTCCGCCATCAGGTCCAGATCCACCCACAACATCCTTTCCCCAGAAGTAAGGCATCCAACCGTTTCCCTTCCACAGTTCTTTGCCTTTGATGCCGTACTCATATCCAAGTTTTTCCGCAATGATACGAGTCACAACAGATGCCCAAATCTGGTTACCAAGACCAGATCCAAGATACATTTCATTTACTAACATATTCTCCTTCTAAGGCTTTATTTACAATGTTATCAAAAAAAGTTGGAAGTGTCAATTGAATTAGATCCATTTCTTGCGCTTGAGCAAACAAATGATCATTATCTTTTAGAAGTTCTTCGGTTACTTCAGTATATTCATTTACAAATAGAACTGGATATCCTTCAAATAACTTCTTAAGATATGGATGAGTTTTCATCACAGGAACTCTTCGCATATAAAGAACTTCCCAATTTCTATGGCAATCAATAGCATTTCCAACAGGACAAATCATAAATTTGGATTGACTAAGATTGTATAGAAATACAGAATAAGGAACTCTTTCTTCATGAACTTCTACCCAAGACTTATTTTTAAAAATGTTCTTGATACCCACTCTTTGAGTATTTGTATTCTCACTATGACTCACATATAAAAGTCCTGGAGGATTCTTTGGTATGAATCTCATAGAACTCTTAATATCATCAATCCTACTATCACTTGGATTCATTGCCCTCTGCAAACCATAAGGAGCAGGTACAACTTTTCCACCATAGGCAATAGAATTTATAGCAGAAATGCACAATACATTTTCAGGAATAGCATCAAAAATGTGTTCGTCAGTTGGAGTGTCTTCAAGGTTAGTGAAGATGATAAATTTCATATCAGGAAAATTTGAGCACAACTTCAACAGGTCACTTCTTTCCATAAGACCTTCAACATAAGGTCGGTCAGTCTCTTTTACCTCTACAATATGTCTTTTATATAAACGAATATTATCAATAAACAGAGTCATATAATCTCTGCTTTTTTGAATTTCAAAAAGTTTTTCTACAAATTCAAGATTCATTAGATTAGCATCTTTCATAAAAGATGTAAAAATATTCCCCCATTGACCAGATTGATCACCGAAGGAATAATCACATAACTTTGAAAGTGCTACACCTTCAATCAATTCCATGGTTTAATAAATTCTGCGTATTTTTCTTGATTGTCAATGATGTAGTCTGGATATGAGTCATCAATGGGAATTGTTTTTATTTGAATAGACCTACCAAAAGGATCAATACCTTCGTCAATTTTTCTTTCCGCGTTTGCAGTATTAGTCTCTACGTTATTTTCAGTATGTTCATATGAAGCCAATTTCAATCTAAAATTATCTGCATCACCAAAGAAACTCCAATGCCAACCCGCTTGCTCAATCCTATAAGCATCTTTATGCATATTTCTCAAAAGATCTACAGAATAATTTGAAAGGGTTTTAAATGTAGAAATCCTTGTTCCCATCCAATCATCTTGATAAAGATAATTTAACTTGTAGTAAAACGCTTTCTGCAGACAAACATAATGATTGTTTGGATCAAACCAAGATAGATCTTTAAGAACTAAAGGATTAATAATTTCATCAGCATCACTGGTAAGAATAATATCATCACCATTGATTCCAAAATTTACTGATCCATAAATGCTACTATCTCTATTAAAGATGGCTCTTTGAAAACGAATTGGATACTCTCTATAAGGAGTTTCATTCAAATCATTTCCACCCATAGGAGTATGATACTTTTTCTTATCCATATAATCACTATAGTCATTGGGAATTTCTTCAGTGATATTATGAATAATCTTATGATGAAACTTAGAAAATCTTTCTTTGTTTTCCTGATAGTAAAGTGGTTTAGGATTTCCACTAACAGTCCAAGGAGACTCTGTAATTACAAAATAATCAACAACATCATTAAGTATATTAAGTCTAAGTTCAAGAAGATCTAACTCATTGAAAAAGATAAAAGAATCAAACACCCTCATTTTTATACTCCAGAATAAATTTACGTTGCTCCTCGTCGTTTTTCCAATTCTTAAGTTGAATATAATTTTCAAGTTCCATCACATAAACAGTGACCCCTTCAGTTTTCATTAACATCCCAGGATTTAAGTGCTCATCAAGGTATAAGTTCGTACAATAAAAATTGTTGAGATTAGAAGAGCATAATCCAGCAGCAACAGCAAAAGTACCAGTACCAGAAGAGGCAAGATTTTTTGCTCTCATAAGAGTTGCAAAATCCTCTCCTACTGATTTTGATTGTATGGTTACTTTTTCAATCTTTCTAAGTTCATCAACTATGGGATTATAGTTATCTGGTTCAGTGACTACGATTACTTTATCGTATTCCTCAATCAAATTTAAGTAATAACATAAAGGATTAGGAACATAATCATGTGGAGGATTGTGTTCATGCGCAAAAATATCTCCACTACGAATATGAATGACTAAAGTATCATCATCAAATGGTTTATCAATGCTAAATTTAAAGTTTGGAACTACATGTTGCTTTGCAACTTTTCCAATATTTTCATATAGAAAATCAATAGGAATATCAAAGTCTTTATTTTGTGTATTATAGTGAAAAAATCTATTTGGACGAAGCATTGTTTTGCCTTCGTGATTCAATATGACTTGTTCAATTAATTCATGGGGAGGACTAACAAATCCGTCTCCATGAATTTGAGAGTATAGAATTCCATTGCAGATTTGTTGAATATTATTTCCAAGTCTCCCATACCAATGAGAGACACTATTCACAATACTTCTCATATCAAATCCTGCTTAATGTAAAAGGCATCTCCCCAAGTACCGCCCATCCAATCAGTTTCAACTCTAACCATATTATATTCTTTAAGGAAATCATCAATGTCTTCAATAAGAGCATTATTTTCATAGACTTCAGTATTATTAACCTCAGTGTAAACACAATCAATAGTCTTGAGAGTATTTTTTGCTCCTTTTAGAACTTCAAGTTCATATCCTTGAGTGTCCATATTGAGAAAATTATAACTATGATTTTTCCCAATTACAGAATCCATCGTAACCATTTCAACAGTTTCTTTCCTGTCAAAAATAATATTTGGATATTGTTCTAAAACATGTTTAGGATTTAGAATTGAACTACACAATCCATCATCATTACAAGTCATTTCTACAGTAGCACAACTACTTCCAAGTGCTTTATTAATAAGATTAATATTATCAAACCCAATAGAGTTGACAACATCGGTCAACTTTTGAAATGGTACTTTTTGTGGTTCAAACACAATCAAGTTTTCTACATTATTCTTCTTATAGGTTTCCATTTCTTGCCCGATGTGACCACCAACATGAATCACACCAGTAACGTTAATATTATACTTCCTAATCAAGGAATTAAAACTCAAAAGCATAAGTCAACTCCTAAAAATACATTCTGTTGATTCTTTAGAAATTCTTCCTTTTTGAGTAAAGAGTTTTACGATTTCAGGATCAACCACAGTAGGATCTACATACCAGTCTTCATATGGATTATTTTGGTTAGCAACATTTCTTACAACCAATTCATATCCATGAGATAGAAGGATTTCTATTGCCTCTTCACCAGCATCAGGACCATCCTTGTAAAGATCAGTCTCATAAGTAATCACAGAGAAGCGATATTCGTCCAAGGGAAGTGCTTTCAGTGCATTGAGAGTTTGCCAGGCAGGTTCAATATCAACTTGGAGATAATCAATTTGCTTTGGGTACTTATTCTCTTTAAAGAATTTTTTATAATCAAATTGAATTGCATCAGCACAAATGCACTTATTATCTCTAATAGAGTTGTATCCTTCAACCTTTGACTGATCAATTTCAAAAGAAACGCCTTTCCAATCAAACTCAGTTTCAAGAAGATAGGTGTTACTAATAATCACACCATGATCTCCACCAATTTCAACATAAGTTCCATTCTTCTTTCCATCAAGAATACTCAAGACAAACATATCTTGAAATGCTTGAGAATAATTATTTTTAATACTCTCAGCACCATTAAACTTATATCTAAGTTTTTCTAAATCTTTCTGAAAATATCGGTTGCAATCAGGGAAAGTGTAATCAGTCATTAGTTTTTCCAATAATCGTAAATGTCTTTAGTAACTTCATATTCCATAGTTTTAACTTTTCTGTTTGGTTGGTTCATTGCCCAAACAAACATACTTTCAATCAATTCTTCAAGATTAGTTTCATCTCTAAATTCTAACATACTTTTTGCTTTTGTGTGATCACAATATGCATGTTTTACTTCATGCCTTGGTTCACCATGCTCAATAGGAACTTCATACCCATATTTCTTACCAATCTTCTGTACGGTTTCAGCAACCTCATTCAAGGTAAAATGTTTATCGGCACCAATATTAAAAGTTTCCCCATCAAAATCCGTGAGGAGTTTATCAAATGGTTCCATATAATATTTGATATCAGAGAAAGCACGAGTCTGTTCTCCATCACCATAAACAAGAATTGGTTGTCCATTCAAAGTTTTACGTATGAAAATACCAATCACATTTCGATAACGATCCCAAATGTTTTGGTAAATTCCAAGAACATTGTGAGGACGAACAATATTATATCTAAGACCGAACTGCTCATGAGCCAATTTCAAATCACATTCTACAGCATACTTGGCAATGCCATATGGATCAATTGGTTGTGGACGTTTATCTTCAGTAAATGGAGGTTCTTGTTCACCATAAACTGCCATGCTAGATGTAAAAATCATCTTTGTATCGTGTTTAATACATTCGTTGATTAAATTTGCAGAGCAGATGAGATTGTTCCTATAATTATAGTTGCGAATAAAAGGAGATAATCCTTCAGCAGCATATGCGGCAAAATGGAGGAGAATATCTGGTTTATGTTCTTCAAATAACTCTACTACTTTCTTCCTCCTTTCAAGATCAAATTTTGCAAATATAAAATTTTCAGACTTTGGGAGAAATGCTTTATACCCACCGGAAAGGTCATCAATACCTATTACTTTATGACCGTTTGCTAAAAGATGTCGCGTGTAATTAGATCCAAGAAGACCTGCACATCCTGTCACAAATATCTTCATAGATAATCTCCTTTCATTGCCTCAAATACTTTAGCGATACCTTGATCAATTGTAGTTTTTGGAGTCCACCACTTCATCAAGTAGGTATCTGGTCTATTTCTCTTATCCATCTGAACACTGTCTTTCTGATCAGATGGTTGAACTTTTACGTCATACTTTCCAATCAAATTAAATTGTCCACAAATAATACTGGCGATATCAATAATTTTTGTAGATTTAAAACTTGTAATGTGAAGATTGTCTTCTGAAGTGAATTCGTTATAGTTTTCCATAATTGCTTCAAGTGCTTCGCAGCAATCTTCGGCGTAAAGAAACTCACGCTCTTCCTGACCGTCTGTGAGCATATCAATTACGCCAGTTTCAAATCCCTTACGAATAAAGTCTGTAATAACATGCGCTTTATCGTGGTCCTTTTCAATACCATATACATTCCAGAACTTAACAATAAGTCCATTTAGTGATTTGGCATAAAGTTCACCAACATTCTTAAGTACGCCATAAGGAGAGTAACTCATGTTACTCATTTGAGATGATGCAAATACAAACCTCTTATTATACTTTTTAAGAAGTCCAAATGCATTTGCCATCAAACGTGCATTATTATCAATGAATTGGAAAGTGTGTTGATACTTCTTGAGATAACGAGAACCACCAACATCAAAGGCAAGAAAGAAAACAAAATCTGCAGTTTCAATTGCATTCTCAAGATATTGATTTGGAATCACGGTCATATCATGATTTGGCGTTTCTACCTTATCAAAATTAATAACTACATGACCCTGCTTGCGAAGATACTCTGAAAGATAGGCACCAATCTGCCCACTGGATCCTAAAATTGTAATTTTCATAATCAAGCAGTTTGTTTTTTAGAAATTTGAGAGGAAATCCATTCGTATGTTTTTCCAATTCCTTCTTCAAGAGATTGTGAATAATCCCAACCAAGTTTTTCGCGAATGAGATCATTATTAGAATTACGACCACGAACTCCAAGAGGTCCATCAATATGATTTTTTTCTACAACTTTACCAGCAACTTTAGCGGCAGTATCTACAAGTTGATTGATGGTAACCATTTCTTCCGAACCAATATTAACAGGTCCTATAAAATCACTATCCATCATTCTGCGTGTTGCTTCGATGCATTCATCAATATACAGGAAGGAACGAGTCTGTAAACCATCTCCCCACACATCAATGGTTCCACCTGCCTCGGGAAGGTAGGCAACTTTGCGGCAGATTGCTGCTGGTGCCTTTTCTCTTCCTCCTTCCCAAGTTCCCTCTGGTCCAAAGATATTGTGATACCTAGCAACCCGAACAGGGATCCCATAATTACGATGATAAGCGAAAAACAACCGCTCTGAGAACAGTTTCTCCCAACCATATTCAGAATCTGGGTTAGCTGGGTATGCTGATTCTTCACGGCAATCGGGATTATCAGGATCTAGTTGATTGTGCTCTGGATACATACAAGCAGATCCAGAGTAGAAAATTTTGGTCTTATTGACTTCTTTAAAGTCGTTCAGTTGTCGTTGCGCTTCAAGGACATTGAGGTTGATGGTTGCGGAGTTATGCATAATGTCTGCATCATTATCCCCAGTGAAGACAAATCCTGCACCACCCATATCAGCAGCAAACTGATAGATTTCATTAAAGGTTTCAATGTACCTACTAGGAACAAAGTTATAAAAGTTACGATAAGGTCCTTTGTATTGGAGAGTTCTCTCTACAAAATTAAGATCTCTAAGATCTCCAATAACAAATTCGTGTGCTTCACTCTCAGAATACTCTGGAAGTTTAAGATCTACACCACGTACCCAATAACCTTCAGCACGTAGTCGTTTTACCATATGACTTCCAATAAAGCCACCAGCACCAAGAACAAGTGCTGTTTTTTTATAATCACTCATAGATTGATAAATTTCTCTTAGTATATATTATACAAAAAAAGGTGGGTTTATGCAACCCACCTCTGTAACTCAGGCTCGCCACTTGCCCTTTGACTGGAGGCAAGAAACCAGGCGGGAGAGAGTCCCATCCGCACCAATTGCTCTTTAAAGGAAGCAATAAACCTTAGAGGGTCCTTTTTGAGGCTCCACCACTTAGTTTTAAGAAACTAAGAAAAGTTGGGTTAACTTTGATATTTCGGTAATACCAAAGAATGCACATAAAAATAATACATCCCAAAGTTTAAGTTTAATAGCAAAGGGAACTGTGAGTAATCCCCCAATAACTTTTACCAATAAACCATATTTAAATTCTCCCCATAGCATAGTTTGATAACCAATCATGAGTAGAATATTTCCAATCCAACGAAGTAGATCAGATCTAGACATAAGGGGTTTTGCTCCCGACCAGTGCTGTTAAAGTCCATCCGTGACTATTTACTCAGGCAACCTCGACAGATTCAAGGTCAGAAAGAACATATTCCATAAGCATTTCATAATCATCCAAAGGATCACCAGAAAATACTACACCTTCGTTTTCATAGTACCGACGAACCTTTTTGTAGAGTTTGGGATTCTTTACATCAAGGTAGAAGTCGCCGTTTGCTGCTCCACGGAGGGTTTGAACGTCTTTCTTGAATTTTGCTGTGAGAGTCATTGTTTTGAATGTTGACCTTAGTATTATAAGGGTTTGACTTGGAGAAGTCAAGACGGACACTTAGAGTGGTGTCCTATGCTCGTTACTGGAATTGAACCAGTCTATCAGGTCTTATGAGGACCGCGCTTTCTCCAGAGAGCTAAACGAGCAAATTTTTCTTTTTATTTTTTGCACGATATGTATCAGTTTGTGCATGACAATTTGGACATAAAATACGAAGATTATCTATAGTATTATTATGACGATCTCCATCAATATGATCAAGTTCTATTGGTGCCGGTTTTCCATTCCATTCAGTAATTCCGCAACATTCACATCTGTGCGATTTTAATCCTTCAGATATTAATCTGAGTTTAAGTTTGTGAGATGATGGTATTTTTACAGAATTGACTAAAACATCATTTAGCGAAATAGGTTCAAATCCAGATACTCTAAAATGATTAGTATCTAAATTTAATTCTTCTGCTCTTTTTTTAAGAGCAGAATTAGATGATCTACATAAATTCAAATCATATGCAACCTCAGCAAAACTTTTACATTTTTTTACTGATTCTTTTAAATCATTATCTGTCCAAGTGCGTGTTTTCATAAGTAGTCGTAAATGCATATGATTATTTATGTGACCACTAATAGGAACACTGGGAATTGAACCCAGACCAACCCGTTATAAGCAGGCCGCTCTACCATTAAGCTATGCTCCCATAAATTCAGGTCTATTGTAGAGGACCTGGAACTCTATGTCAAGAACCTTCTTCGTGATCTGTGTGGAGACGTATCAGTTCGTCATTCACACGAGGTTCTATCTCAAAGTTTATGGTTTCGTTGTATGGAACTATCACTGCGTTTCTTTCTCCATCAGTAATAATAAATGATTCACCATTTTCTACTCTTTGTATTAGATTGTCAAAATCTTCTTGAAACTCTTGAACTGTAAATTTTTGGAGATCTGAAAGTTCTGGATACATTTTCATAAAGTGAAATTTTATGATCGGAGTATTCGGATTTGAACCGAAATTATTCCTGCTCCCAAAGCAGGTGCCATGACCAAGTTAGGCGATACTCCGCTATTTGTCTTTGTGTATAAACATAATACCAGCAAATGGTACGATTGTCAACCCACATCCACAAAGAAAAAGAAAGAAAGGACTTGCTGCTAGTGTCTCAACAAGATGAAAAATCATCTTCCCCTCCAGTTCTTGTATTCATAATACATGTATTGGTCCACTTCGTCAAGTCCTTGTAAAGGAGCAGTAACATCCCAAGTGGACCATTCAATACAAAACTGTTTAATATGTATATCATTAGCAGCAGACCTTACTCCAAGCATTCTAGAAAATGCAGACATTGCAAAATTATATCTTTGCTTAATGCGCGGTTCCATTTCCTTTATAGTCTTCGGAATCATAGTACCCTCCTCGTGTTCCGAAATACAGTGTAGTCAGTACAAAAGGAATAGCAACAAAAATAAGTGCTTTACCTAACATGATGTCCTCCGAACATATAACGCATACCATTCAAGATTTTTGCTCCGAATGATCCAAGATTGCGCGAGTTAAATCTTTCAAATAGTGCTGCAGTAATAACAGGAGCGGGAACCCCCAGGTCCACAGCGGCAGAAACAGTCCAACGACCCTCACCGCTGTCGGATACGCCTCCAGAGAACTGTTCAAGGCGACCATCCCTGCGTAGCACATCAGCAGTAAGATCAAGTAACCAAGACCCAACCACGCTACCACGACGCCATAACTCAGCAACCTCAGCAACGTCAATATCATAACAGTAACTTTCTGGATCTGCCATAGGGGCAACCTCTGCATCTCCTTCTCTGACATACTGAGCACCTGCATTAGCGTTCTTGATGATGTTAAATCCTTCTGCGTATGCCTGCATCATCCCATACTCAATACCATTATGCACCATCTTTACAAAGTGTCCTGCACCTGGACCACCACAATGTAACCACCCAAACTCGGCAGAAGTTACGTCTGAGTCAAACTGAGTCCTTGGGGCAGCGATGATTCCTGGAGCGAGGGCATCAAAAATCTTTGCACAAGTGGCGACTGCAGTATTTCCACCACCAACCATAAGACAGTATCCACGATCCAAACCATAAACACCACCGCTAGTGCCACAATCAATATATTGGATACCCAACTTTGCCAAACGTTCTGCCCTTTTCCGACTGTCCTTAAAATTGCTATTGCCATGATCAATAATAATATCTCCTTCACTACAATGTCGTAGTAACTCATTAATTGTCTCCTCCACTGTTTCTGCGGGAACAACCATCTGAAAAATTCCTGGTTGTGTTCCTCCATTAATTTTATGTTTAACTACTTTAACAAGATTTCCAATGTCAGTTGTAATACCATTAACAAATCCTTTTTCAAATGCTTCGTTTGCTTTTTCATAATTCCTTCTATACCCCCAAACTTCTATACCTGCTTTCATCATACGACGAGACATACCTTCGCCCATTCTTCCCAAACCGATTAATCCTACTTTCATAAAACCTCTGGATATGCGTGTGTAAGTCCCCAATGTATAAAAAGACCAATGGAGGAAAAAAGAAGAATTGCTGATATTATTGTTCTAATCATCTTCTTCATCCTCGTAAGTAGATGGTTCTTCAAAGAGTTCATTCATTTTCTGCTGGAGAACTCTTTGATTTAATTTTTGTAAATCTTCTTCTGTAATTGTTGCCATTAGTTCAAAGTAATCTTGAGAAATGGGAGTAAAGGTGGAATAACCCCAACTAATCTTAAAAGTCCCTCAGCAAATAAAGCAAGAACCACCCAACCGACGCACATACTAATGATAGAAGCATTACGGTTGTGTCGTCGTATTGCTGCATCAATCATCTCCTGAACTTCAGAACGTGTGATAAATTCTTCTTGTTCGTGCATCATTTTTCATCGCCAAGAAATTTTGCAAGAGGATCTCTTCGGGTTTTTACGATTTCAACTGCTCTTTTGTAGAACATATTATCTGTGTTCCCAGAAGATTCAAAAGTTGCTTTGATCTTCACCCAATTATCGTAGGTGTGTTGATCCATCGGTTCGTCCCCGTGATACTACTATATAATAATCACAGGTATTTCACAGTCAACTTTTTGTGTTCATATCGTAACACTATTGAAGAAATTGTTAAATTTGTAACTTAACTTAAAACGGAAGCGGTAGGATTTGAACCCACGAACGCTATTAACGTTGGTTGTTTTCAAGACAACTGCCATAAACCACTCGGCCACGCTTCCAGTAGGAGATTTAGCGAATCTCAAAATCCAAACGACGAACTTTGCGTTGTCTACGTGCTTCCTGCCAAGCAATATCTTGAGAGGTTAACACGTTTGTTTTTGAATTTTCTTTTAAAGAGTTTAGCATAACAATACGAGATAAGTCAAGTGCTGAAATCTTATCTCCACGAATTGTTGCCATATTTGGACATCCACAAGTAACTGTTTTTGATGGGTGTCCGGTTATTTCTTTATTGCAATCTTTGCATCTTATTGAAATCATTATTCTTCATCCTATTCATTGTAAGTGAGATCTTAACATCCAAACAAATTTACCGTGGGATTCCATTAAATCTTGAACTAAATTTGCTGTAGCATATGACTTTTGATTTTCAGACTCCTCTGAAATCTCTACCATCAATTCACAAAACTTGGTATTATTATCTAGAAGTTCTTGAAGCATTTCTTTTGCTCCAGTTGAACTTGCTGCTTCTTTAATCTGAGTTACCTCAAGCATTCTAGAGAGAGAACTGAGAGGTTTTACATTTAAATAACGCATATGTTCTGAGAGACGATCAATCTCTTCAAACATAGTCTCATACTGACCACCAAAGAGTTGATGGAGTTGAGTGAAATCTTCACCAACTACATTCCAATGAAATGCCCAAGTTTTATGGAATAATACAAAAAGTGACGACTGAGCATCACTCAAGAGTTTATAAAGTTTTTCCATTATACTTTTTTGAAGTATTTATGCAAGTGGGAGCAGAGGGATTCGAACCCCCGACATTCTGCGTGTAAAGCAGACGCTGCTACCGCTGAGCTATGCTCCCGTTGTCCTCTGTCTAGGAATCGAACCTAGTTTCCAAATGCATTGTCTGCTTGTCCTTAACAATAGACTACCAGAGGATGTGGTAGGCGTTGGAGAC